CATCCGATCCGCAGCTTGATGCCTATATCCAGAAAGCGGCTGCCCTTCCCTATGAAGAGCAGAAGGAAATACTTGGCCTGCTGGAGCGCCTTGAAGAGGCGACCAACCGCGAGAAGGTGGCAAGGAACTTCCTGCCGTTCGTGAAGAGCGTGTGGCCAGCCTTCATCGAAGGCCCGCATCACAAGATCATGGCCGACGCCTTTGAGCGCGTGGCCGAGGGCAAGTTGAAGCGGCTTGTTGTCAACATGCCGCCGCGCCATACCAAGTCGGAGTTTGCCAGCTATCTTCTGCCCGCATGGTTTATCGGCAGAGACCCGTCAAGGAAGGTTATTCAGACCGCTCATACCGCTGAACTGGCGGTGGGCTTTGGCCGCAAGGTGAGGAACCTCGTCGGCAGAGAAGATTTTCAGTCCGCTTTCCCAGGTGTGAAGCTGCGTCAAGACAGCAAGGCCGCAGGCCGCTGGAATACCAATGAGGAAGGTGAGTATTTTGCCATCGGCGTTGGCGGCGCGGTCACCGGTAAGGGTGCTGATCTGCTGATCATTGACGACCCGCACAGTGAACAGGAAGCCAAGTCTCCTGATCCGGCAGTCTTCGATCCGGTTTACGAGTGGTACACCTCCGGTCCCCGTCAGCGCTTGCAGCCCGGTGGCTCCATCGTTGTCGTGATGACCCGCTGGCATCAGCGGGATTTGACCGGTCAATTGTTGAAGTCCTCACAGCAGAGGGACGGCTCCGACGAATGGGAGGTCATACAGCTTCCCGCTATATTGCCATCAGGCAATTCGTTGTGGCCGGAATACTGGTCGAAGGATGAACTGGAAAGGTTGAAGGCCGAACTGCCCGCCGCCAAGTGGTCTGCGCAATATCAGCAGGACCCCACGGCGGAAGAGCAGGCCATGATCAAGCGGGATTGGTGGCGTGTCTGGGAAGAGGACGAGCCTCCGGATTGCGAGTTTATCATCCAGTCATGGGATACGGCCTTCCTGAAAACTCAGAGGTCTGACTATTCGGCCTGCACCACATGGGGCGTCTTCTATCGGCCCGATGATCTGGGCACGGATGCTGCCAATATTATCCTGTTGGATGCTTTCAAGGACAGGATGGAGTTTCCTGAACTGAAGAAGGTGGCCCAGAAGACTTATAACCAGTGGGAGCCGGACGCCTGCATCGTTGAGGCAAAGGCAGCGGGTTCGCCGTTGATCTTTGAATTGCGGCAGATGGGTATTCCGGTCAGCGATTTTACCCCGTCGAGGGGGAACGATAAGATTGCCAGAGTAAACGCGGTCAGCGATCTGTTCGCTTCCGGCATTGTCTGGGCACCGAAGAAGAACTGGGCGGAAGAAGTTATTGAGGAGTTCGCCGCCTTTCCGGTGGGCACCCATGACGACCTTGTCGATAGTAGCACGCAGGCGCTTCTGCGTTTCCGGCAGGGCGGCTTCCTCCGCGTTGCCTCCGATTACGAGGATCAGGAAATGCCCGCGCAGAGGGCGGAATATTATTAGGAGACGGATATGCATAAGCCGAGAGTGATAGGACGCACCATTGGGGAAGAGGTCCCCCGCAAGCAGATACCCATCAAGGGAACCGGCGCTGCTACCAAGGGCACCAAGTTCTATGCCTATGCGGACCAGATTACCGATACTGCCCAGAAGCCCCCGGCTGACTGGGTATCGACCATCAAGAAGGTCTAGTTAATGGCAATTGACAAGAGCATCGCCCAGGCTCCCACGCGCACCGACAGTACGGTCACGGAGGAAGAGCTTCGGGGTCTTGACGTGGACGCCGAGGGGTCCGCGCTTGAGGTTGCTGTTGTCAATCCAGAAGCGGTGGCGATCTCCACCGATGACGGCGGTGTCGTCATTGACTTTGATCCCGGCTCCGGAGAGACCGGCGGTGATGACGGTTTCGATTCCAACTTGGCCGAGCATATGGAGGACACCGTGTTGGGGCGGCTGGCCTCCCAGTTGAACGGGGAGTTTGAAGGCGACCGTAATTCCCGCGCCGACTGGGCACGGACCTATACGAGGGGACTTGATCTGCTTGGCCTGAAGGCCGACGACAGGACAACCCCGTGGCCGGGAGCCTGCGGTGTCTATCACCCGATCCTGACCGAGGCCGTGGTCCGCTTCCAGTCACAGGCGATCATGGAGCTATTCCCTGCCTCCGGTCCCGTCAAGACCAAGATTATTGGCGAGATAACGGACCAGAAGGAAGAGCAGGCGCAGCGTATCCAGCAGCACATGAACTACCTGCTGACCGAGAAGATGACGGAGTTCAGGCCGGAAACGGAGCAGATGCTGTTCTCCCTGCCCCTGGCCGGTTCCTCCTTCAAGAAGGTTTATTACGATCCCAACATGGGTCGTGTCTGTTCCCATTTCGTTCCGGCAGAGGACTTCGTTGTCAGCTACGGGGCGTCCGATCTTCTGACGGCCTCCCGCTACACCCACATGATGCGGAAAAGCCACAACGATATCCGCAAGTTACAGGTCGCTGGCCTGTATCGCGACATCGAACTGTCGCCAAATGCGCCGGATTATTCCGATATTCAGGAGAAATACGACGAGCTTGAGGGGGAAAATCCCACCTACGAGCATGATGACCGCTATGTTTTGCTGGAGATGCACGTCGATCTCGACCTTGAAGGCTACGAGGATACCGATGATGACGGCGACGAGACCGGTATCGCCCTGCCTTATGTGGTGACCATGGTCAAGGGGGGTAGTTCCGTCCTGTCGATCCGGCGCAACTGGTACGAGGACGATGCGCTGCGCATGAAGCGCCTGCATTTCGTGCATTATCAGTACATGCCCGGTCTTGGGTTCTACGGTTTTGGCCTGATCCACCTGATTGGCGGCATTGCCAAGTCGGCAACCTCGCTTCTCAGGCAGCTTGTCGATGCCGGAACCCTGTCGAACCTGCCGGGAGGCCTGAAGTCCAGGGGACTGCGCATCAAGGGCGATGATTCTCCGATCATGCCCGGTGAGTTCAGGGACGTTGATGTTCCTGGCGGAGCCATAAGAGATAACATCACCTTCCTGCCCTACAAGGAACCGAGCAATGTTCTGCACGCCCTGTTGGGAGAGATTGTCGAGGAAGGCAGGCGCTTCGCTTCGATCACCGATCTGAAGCTGGCGGATATGAAACAGGACGCCCCGGTTGGCACCACCCTGGCTCTTATTGAGCGGTCAATGAAAGTCATGTCGGCCATCCAGGCGAGGCTCCACGATGCCATGCGCAAGGAGTTCACCCTGATTGCCGGTATCGTCCGCGACTACGCGGAAGACGAATACGAATACAAGGCCGATGACAAGGAGGCCATAAAGGGCGACGACTTTGATGGCCGCGTGGATGTCATTCCGGTGTCCGATCCGAACGCCGCGACCATGAGCCAGCGCATCATGCAGTATCAGGCTGCTCTCCAGCTATCCCAGTCGGCACCGCAGATGTACGATCTGCCAGAATTGCACCGGCAGATGCTGGATGTTCTGGGCATTCAGGACGCCGAGAAGATCATTCCTCTCAGTGAGGAGATGAAGCCGCGTGATCCGGTCAGCGAGAACATGGATGTGCTGAACGGCAAGCCATTGAAGGCATTCATTTATCAGGACCATGAGGCCCATATTCAGGTGCATATGGCGGCGATACAGGACCCGAAGATACAGCAGCTTGTCTCCCAAAGTCCGATGGCCGGAACTATTGCCGCAGCGATGTCTTCCCACATACAGGAGCATCTTGGCTTCCAGTATCGTCGGGAGATCGAAAAGCAGCTTGGTGTGGAATTGCCGCCGCCGAACGAACCGCTGCCCGAAGACATCGAAGTCAAGCTGTCGCGGCTGGTGGCGGAAGCGGCTGAGAGGCTGTTCAACAAGAATGTTGCCGAGGCCCAGCAGCAGCAGGCGCAGCAGCAGGCCCAAGACCCGATGTTCCAGTTGCAGCAGAAGGAGCTTGAGCTTCGTCAGGCAGACATTCAGAGGAAGGCCGAGACCGACAGGGCAAGGCTCATGCTCAATGCCGAGAAGGAGCGTTCTTCCCAGGAGATTGAGCGCGATAAGATGGCCCAGGATGCTGAACTTGAGGGCGTCAAGCTGGGCATTGAGATCGCGAAAACCCAGGATAATGCGGCCCTGAAAGTTTCCGAAGCAGAGGAAAGGGCGGTTCTGGAGAGGGCGCGGCTCTCGACGGAAGTGGCAAAGGCCCTTCTGGATGACGACACGAAGAGAAACAGGAATAGTTAATATTGCTTGATCAATCCTTATTTTCGGCTTATCGAAAGATATTGCGGAACCTGATGAATGAAAGGGCCGACGATCTTGCAATGGGCGGTGCTAAGTCTTTTGACGAATACCAGAAGATGGTTGGCATCATAGAAGGACTGGCGACAGCCGAAAGGGAAATGCTGGACCTGATGGAAAAACAGAGAAGGGCCGAAGACGGATCGGGATGAATGGTGAATGTTTCACATGAAACATCGGGGCAGATCGTCACTGCCCGCCAGTTGGCTAACAAATGCGCAGGGGGAGCGTTACCCCCGCTCAGAGCGAAAACGCAAGGAGATACCTGTGTCCGATAAAAAGGTTGTTGAACTCAGCGAGGAGAAGGAGAAGAAGGCGGCGAGTAAGCTACCGGAACCCTGCTCCTATCATATTCTGGTGGCGCTGCCTGAACAGGAGGAGAAGACGGAAGGCGGCATTTATCTTACGGACAATGTGCGGGACCGTGAAGAGACGGCCAGCATTACGGCTTATGTCATGGCGCTGGGTCCCGACTGTTATGCGGAAACCCCTCAAAGGAAATTTCCCAGCGGGGCCTATTGCAAGGAGGGCGACTGGATTGTCATGCGGTCATATTCAGGAACCCGCATCGAAGTTCATGGCCAGAAGTTCAGGCTTATCACCGATGATGTGCCCCAGGCCATTGTCGAGAATCCACTGGGAGTGATACGGGCATGAGCACCGAACCGGAAGCAGTCGAAGAAGCCCAGGACGATCTCTTCACCGAAGAGAAGTCCGGAAACTTTACCGATCCCATCGACGTTCTTGCGGAAGACGCCCCTGACATAGAGGTTTCGGTAATAGACGATACCCCTGAAGAGGACCGTAACCGGCCTCCGAGGGGAGAGGTATCGGAGAATGTGGACGAGGACATTCCCGGCCTGTCCGAGCGCGTCAAGTCGCGCATGGACACGCTGCGTTATGAATTTCACAACGAGCGCCGTGACAAGGAAACGGCACTGCGTGAGAACAACGAGGCAG